GGAAATGGTGCAGCACTTGTATTATTTGCTGTATTAATCAGCCCTTGATACGACTGATCTATTTGTTCGTTTTGTAATGAAGCCATATTATTCGTTTTCTAATTTTAAGGCTGCAAGCTCTACTTCTAATGCAGCTATTTCTTTTTCTATTCTTTCGATCTCAGAGATGTTTCTCTCTTCATCCGGTACTCTAATTATGTTACCGTCTTCGTCGTTTATATATTTTACGTATCCGCTCATAGTATTAGTTTAATTTTCTAAGAAAAGTTCCACTTGTAGTATAAGTACCAGTCGTTGAATCATTCCATAATTGGTAGTAGAAATACTGATCGTTAGCCCAGTTAATGTTATATGTTTCTGTTGGATCTGAAGAGTTTTCAGCAGTTACGTTGTTTGTACCTGCAATAGGCATAAACATAGTTCCATTAGATTTAATAAACATTCTTTTATTGTAATAAACATTCAAACGTGAGCTAGGTGATTGTTTTTGTGCCAATGAGAAGTTATTAGCACCACCTGCAGGAGCTTGACCTACTGTTTGTGCTGTATCTGAAATCCATAATGATGAATAACCCCAGTTATTTAAACCGTCTCTATATTCTAGTGTACTAATTTCTATTATATCACCAGTAGTAAATGTACCACCTGGAATCGTAAAAGTTTCGTATACTAAATCCGCAGCAGCTTGTGTACTTAATGTCCATGGAGTTCCATAAAAAGAAACTGTACCACCACCACTTGGTAAACCTTGCACAGTTGAACCTGTGAAATCTACAGTACCTGATGGGAACTTAATAGCTCCTGTACCAATTTCCATGTTAATAGCATTACCAGCTCCGTCTGATAGTGCTTTACTTGAGCCGCCAATAGCAGCGTTATCGTTTGTTTTAATTAATCCAAGGTATGAACTTTGGATTGGATTTCCTGTTAATTGAGCCATATTATCTCTTTTTTAATTTTATATTGATTCCCAGTTATCTGGTTCTGCTTCCCAGTTATCACTGGCGCCTTCCCATAATACTTGAACTGGCGGTGCTGCACAAGGTGAAGTGGAAGACCACACTCTTGTTTCTACACCAAAGTTATTTTGATTACCTCCCCAAGTACATGGATTAGCTGGTGCTCCACCATTACAAGCATGATCAGCAATTGCATACCACCATGAACCATTCTCTGGTGCACCTATACTATAATAATTAGCTAAGGCAATAACCCATGAGCTATTTACTGGTTGTGTTACACCTAATTGGTAACATAATGTTTGTAACCACGAGCCATTAACAATGGTTGTAGCGCCTAAATAAATTGCGTATGCAGAAATCCAACTACCATTATTAGGAGCTGTTACTGCACCGCCTGAGGCACATTCTACGTAGTCTTTAGTTACTGATTTTATATCCATCTACTTAGAAATATAATTTTAGTTAGAGTTGTTTAATTTCTTAAGAGCAACTTTTAGTTTTTTAATATTCTGCTTAGTCGCCGACGATTGTCGTGGAAGGACCGCAGTCCGAACAGTTTCCGTATTTCTCTTCATAATATCTTAAATTTGAGTGTGGTACTACTAATCCGCTAAAATAAGGATTAGATTTATCTGGTGTCATCCCATCAGTACCTGGGTTCGTATAATCTGCAAACATACTTGGATTATCAAAAAAGAATTTGATTAATCTTTTATTGTAAAATTCTGCAGTATCTAATGTTGATTGTCTAATATATTGTAATTCATCTAATGTAGTAGGTGAAGTCTCTTCTGTGGTACCATTCAGTATGCCCTGGTTAGCTATCTTATACTTAATGCTTGGTAACATTAAATACAGGCTATATTGCATTAGAGTTGGCCCAATGTAGTCATTAAGCAATGTCTTCTCATCAGCTGTTAAATCATCAGCAATTACACCTGCTTTAAGTCTATTGTATAATTTAGTACCTAAAGTAGCCTGCATGTAAATGTCTTGTGCCTGTATAATAAATGGAGTAATCTCATTCATACGAACATTGTCGTCTAACTGAGTCCATTGTTTCATTCTTTGTTCTGATACCAGTAATGCTGTATTTGCCATATTAGTCGTTTGCTATGTTTGTTATATCTTCTTGTAAAGCAGGATCATCTGCTTCAGTTCCGATTATCATTGGTACTGGCTCTACTTCTAGTTTAACATTAAAACCTGCAAGACTTAGAATATAACCGTATGTATCAATAATTTTAGATTGTTTAGGTCTTACTACAGTATTCATAAAGTGTGAGTAAGATGTAATGATCTCGTCTGAGTTACTAGAAAAGCCTGCACCATCTTTAATACCTAAAAGAAGTGGAGAAGTAATACGGTGTGCAGTAAGGATTCGTGACGTGATTCTTTGTTCGAGTGTCAAGTAGTAGTCGTCGTTAGCATTCTCGATTGGTGTCACCTGCAGTTCTTTACCTGGCTCAGAAAAAGCCAAGAAGAATCTACCAGCATTCTCTTCTCCACTGAATGTATCTTCTATTTCTCTATAAATATCTCTACGTTCTTCTGGATTTGGTATTCCGTTTCTGAACTGGACGAACATACTTGGTGCGAGTCCATTAGAGATGTTTGCGTTATGGAACCTAGACACCCTCGCATCAAGCTGAATATCATTAACACCACCAATATAAGCGGGTAAAGGATAGATCTCTTGACCTGGGTTGTAGTTTTTACAATAATAGATTTGACTTGCGCTATCTTTCTTTGTATCAGTTGGATCATAACTTTTATATTCTACTGGCTTATATTTTCTGATCTGTGACCAATCAGATGAATAGTAGTAACTATGTATGTTATCTTCTTCATCTGGCTTGCCTGATCTTACGTTTGCAAATGGAAGGTGGTAAATCTCTGCTATTCTTGTACCTTCTTTATTCCATATAATGTTTAGTGAGTAACCACCAAATAATGTGTAGTCTAAACTGATTCTAGAGAATATCTCGTCAATAGTATCTCCATCAGTGTTAATATATTCTCCACCATAATCTTTAATACCTTCTCCAAAGATACCGTCTCTAATAGCGTCAATACATGTGTGATTCATTGCAGAACTATCGTATAAGCCGATTAGTTGCTGTGGGAATAGATTATCTATACCAAACTTAATGTAGTCTTTTCCTCTTTGTTCTTGGATTACAGGTAAGTCTAGCGCTTCGAATTTGCTACCTTTAATACTATATAATCCTTCTGGGTTTGTGTTTCTCATATTATGTTTTAATAATTTGGTCTAAAGTATGTATCTGCCTCACGGTTCTCGTTATCTGAGATATAATCAACCGTACCAGTATCACCTCCAGGCTTTGTAATTATTTTTACAATGTCAGTATAAGGACCTAATGCCCATGTATAATAACCATTATAGTGTTTATCTTCAAAATCTGTTGGTAAGTCTACCATAAATTCTGCGTATCTTGAGTTTTCGCTAACAATTGACCAGTCACCAGATGCTACAGTTACTAGTATTTCTTGTGAATATTGTGACTTAAGCGTGAATGTGTCGTTAAGATCTAGTGCTGAAGTAGGATTATTAATGAAAAAGAATGCTTCTTCTGCTGTTATCGTTGTCGTCATACTGTATAATGTGTGTTTCTACTTAGAAATATAAAAAGACTACAAGTTGTAATTCAAAAAAAAAGAGACCCGTTAAGGTCTCTTTCTTGTTTATATAATAGTGTCGATTATTAAGCCTCGACGATACTACCAGTAACTTCAAATGATGGAGATTCTTCCATTCCAGAAATTGTTAATTCATATCCGTTTCTGTCACCGTAAGCGGTACCAGATACTGATGAACCTGCTGTCATGAATGCACCTCTTTCAACACCAACGCTAAAGTACTTATCGTTGTTGTCTTTAAATACTACAACCATATCAGTTGCTTGAGCCATCAGTAAAATCTGATCTCTCTTAGCAGCTTCCATTTTGTTGAATATCATTGTAAGAGCTTGGTCATAAAATACAGTACCATTCTCTTGAGATACATTTATAGTTTCGGTAAATGAACTAGTTTGTCTTGGAACGTCAAAATCAAAGAAGTCACCAGGTACAAGGGCTGAACCACCAACAGTAATTGCTGAGATAGTTCCTGAGGATTGGGTAATAGATTCAACTGGTCCGTTAGCGATAAAGATCTTATCAATACCACCGTTAGAGTCGTTACAATCTAGAGTAAACCCTGCTGTTAAATTGCTACATGCCATAGTTTATACTTTGTTTTTTTAGTTAAAACTAAGGCCCGAAGGCCTTAGTTATTGAATTATGCTAATCCGTTTGTACCGAATTGATCTACCTGAGATACGGCTACACCTAATCTCCATTTAGCGATGAATTTTACAACATCTTGTCCTTTGTCAAAAAAGAACTGTACTGTTGACATGTCATCTTCTAAACCTGTACCTGCTACAATCATTGAAGAAGGACCTGCTGCTACGTAATCAGAACCAGTTAAACCTGAAGTTTTAACTACTGTGATGTTAGCACCTGGAAGTTCGAAAGAACGTCCGTCTCCTTGGTCATAGTGGTAATAGTTTTGTGCAACTAATGCTCTTCTTAAAGTGTTGAAGTTAGCTGGAGACATGATCATAATTAAATCGTCTCTATCTTTAGATGCTTCATTTACTGCATCAAAGATGTTTAACGCTTGCTCTACTGCATTAGCTAGTGTGAATGCTGCTGGAGCTGCCGATAAAGTAGCACCGTTAGCTGCTGTTACTTGGTCTTTAATACCAGTTCCAGTTCCGTCACCGTCAATTAGGTAAGCTTCGTTATATTTAGAGATTCTCTTTACGTAGTAATCTGCGATTACTTCTTCGAAAGGTACACTCTCTTGGTTTGCTGCCGCAGACATTCTCTGGCTTAACCAGTATTGTCTTAGGTCTTCTGGACATAAGTCCATTTTTACTTGTTTGTCTCTGATAACGATGTCTACTTGTGAGAAATCTACATTACCAGATGGATTCCAACCACATGCAAGATCAGCAACGTTTAAGTCACCGTCCATTAAGTTGATTGCTACTGTTCCAGCAGAAAGTCCTGATCTTAAATCTATGTTAGACATTAAGTCAGTTTCTAATACTGCCTTTGCAATTAAATCCATTGATGTTTCATCTGTGTACGCTGCTAGCGCTGTTAAATCAAATGCCATAATGTTTGTTTGTTTTTAATTGTGTTTTGGTTTAGTTTACTTTCTACTTTTTCTTAAAGCTACAAGTCTTTCGAATCTTGCTTCAGATGTAGATTGTCTGTTTTTTGCATCTTCTGAGAAGGTGTTGCGTACCTTGTTTGCTGCTGGTTCGTCAGCAACCTCGTTAAATCTTGAAGTTAGTACAGAAAGTTCTTCTTTCAGTTCTTTAATTTCATCTCTGTAAGGTTCTAACATAGTAGCAATGCCTTCTAGCATTCCTTCTACATCAAAGTCTTTTTCTTTTACGATTACTTCTTCTTCCTCTTCGAAAGTGCCTTCTGCTTCAGATACAGTCTCTTCCGAGCCTTTATCTTCTACATTTGTAATCTCTCCAGATTCACCTACAGTGATTAATAAACCGCTAGTCGTTTCATGTTTTCCTTCGGGAGCGAATGGGTCTTCGTCTGCACCTTCTCCAGCTCTTACAAATAGGATTGCTCCTGCTTGTATTTCGCCTTCTGTGTACACTTCAGTTCCATCTACTAGAGTAGCCTCAGCCATTTTGACTTTGATTTCCTCTTTTTCTTCGATTTCTTCCATGTTAACTTTCTTAACTTCTTCAGTAGCAGCACCAAGCATTACTCTTAGTTTGCTAATTGCGTCGTTAACTGTCATACTGTTTGAATTTATTTAGTTTAATCAGACTTATGCCTGACATATAGAAATATGTATCTGTACCATATTGACAGAAGTCCTTATTTAAAACCATTGTAAATAGACAAGTTTTTACAAAATAAACCGCGAAATATTTTTTTATGTCAATTATTTTTCGTATATTAGTACTGTAATTAAAATTAAACTATAAAACAAATGACAAAATCAGAACTAAAATTAACAATGGCTCACTACAAACGTATGGAAACAAGGCTTGACATACAGTTACCTTTTAACACTATTGGCAACTATATAGGTATGTCTCCAACATTTGACAAGCTTATTAAGTTTGTACACCACGTTGCTGCAACCTTTAAAACTACTGATGTTAAATTCGGTGCTATTGAGTTACCACAATACTTTAACGATACCTTCAAGGGTGACGGTAAACCATGGTGGCAAGATATTGGCCCTATCTTTAAGGTAGCCTTAGAACTAGAAATAGGTGTATTACACTTTTATATCCATAACGATCAGATTATACTTGACTTAATTATGGCACATAACAAAGGTCAAGGCCATGGTACTACACTGTTAAACACAGTACTCGATACTGCTGACGACTTAGGTGTTGACATTCACACATATCCATGTGATACTAATCCAGCTACTTTATCTATGACAATGGCTAAAACCAGAACTCTAAAGTTACGTAAATGGTTTAGTGAGTTTGACTTTACATCAAACAAGCTTACAGCAAAAATGACATATAAATCTAAAACAAATTCATAATGGTGGGCCAGAAAGTCCGATAAATAATCCATGGAGCATCTTAAACAACTCTTTTACGAGAATCAACGTCTATTTCAGCCACCGCCAACGCATATAGCGATGTGGCCGTGTGGCAGGATAGATGGAACTAACTATAAAGCACAGAAAGAGGCGCTTGATAAAGTACATACATTTCCATGGACATGGGGTAAATGCTTTACAGTATCACAGTTTATCTTCTATTATTTAGGAGGATACGATAGTGATTGGGAACTTAAGTGTATAAAGGCAATGCCATTTCATATTAAAGGCGTAGACGGTACTACAAGCCACTGGTTTGTACAGAATAAAATAGATGATAGTATCATTGACTTGACAGCAGAGCAGTTTGATGGCATCCTAGATATACCATACGCGGATGGCAGACGTGCTAACTTAGGCTTCCCTTGGTATTATGTAAAGGGTAGTAATAGAGCTAAGAAATTAGATGTTAATGGTAAATGTGTACCTAGCAAGTGGACACTAGGTTTTTATGGTATACTAAGAGAAACTGAAAAGAATGAAACTCTAGAAAAGTACTGGCAAGTATGGCGCCAGTCACAGAGTTAGTCTTTCTTTCTACGTCTTATCTCAATTATTCTTGCAACATTCAGGATTATCCCTGTTACAAGTAGAGCCATGGTCATTACCATGTTCCAGTCGATCATTACAGCACCCGCACCCGCAATTGTTGTTGCATTGGCAACTGAGTCTTTGATTTCGTCCATTATAGTTTAGCAGCTTTTTCAATGAAGTTACCAGCGATTGAATAACCGTTGAGCTCTCCGTTTTTAATTTTATTCCAAGTATACTCATCGTTGATCTTATATGAAGCCATCCACGTTCCAGCAGGAACATTAAAGCCCATAGATGTCGATTTGTCCATCTTTGGGTCCTCCACAATCCAAGACTCAAGCAGAGTATTAGAAGTACTGATGTTATCGTCATGATTTATATCGGTATTGTTTTGTTTG